GGTTTTAAAACTTTAAAAGATGCTAAAAAATTTAGACAAAGTGTATTTGATAAATCTAAAAAAGCTCAAAAAGGATATTTAACAGCGGTGGAATTTGCTAAGGCATTAGAAAAATTTAAAATTCCAGGACTTAATTTAAAAGATTTTAAAAACACAGTTAGATTGGCAAAATCTGCTGGTGTTAAAACTATACCAGATACTAGAGCATTTAGAAAAGGTAGTGGTGGAACTAAATTTTTATATGAACCACCTAATAAAGAAATGGTGGAAAGAATAAAACAAAATTTAATAAAGGCCCCAGCAACACCATATGGAAAAATGATGTTTGATAAAAGAATGGATTACGCAAAAAAATTATTAAAGACAGGTAATTATTCTAGAGTTGAAGTTGATAAAATGGTTAAAGACAAATTTGGTATTGGAATGAAATCCATGATTGAAAAAGAAGCAAGAAAGTTAGGTGATCTAGTTCCTTTAGGAACAGGAGAGGGAGGAACAGTAGATAAAAGAATTAAACAACAATTAATGAGTTTAAATAATTCTAAAGTTAAAAAAATGTTAGCTGCAGGTGAGAGTGATATACCTAAACTAACAAAAGAAGTTAAAAAAGTTATAAATGTAGATGATAGTTTGGCCCTTAGAAGAATAGGACAACTTATTGAAGAATATGCAGGACGTAACAGATATCTACCTGAGTCTTTTAAAAATGATAAAATTGTAAAAGCTACAGGTGATCTTAGATTAGGTTTAGGTAAAATAGATTCTTCTAGTAGATTGTATGGAGGAATAGGAGGAGGATTACAAAGAAAAGCTGCGGAAGAAGCTTTTGCAAAAATGATGAAAATGGTAGGATCAAAAGGAAAAAGCGCTGTTTCGCAAATAAAAAGAAAAATCACAGACTTATTACCTAGAGGAGAAGGTATGTCTAAATATCAAACAGACATGGTTAAGAACATAAGATCTGGATATAGATTTAACTCATTACCATATAGTGTTTTTGCACAAGGATTAAGAGAAGATATTAATCAAAGAAAAGGAGTTTTACCAAAAGGTGAACCAGGAATTAGTTTAGATAGGCAAACCAGTCTGTATGAAGAAAAAATTCAAAAAGCAGAAAACCAACTTGAAAAAAAATTAAAAAGAAAACCAACAGATACTGAAATTCTTAAAGAAAAGAAAAGATTAGGAGCTGAATATAATAAGATAGCAAAAGACTTTGCAAAGGAAGCAAATAAAAATTTAAAAAAAGGACAACTACCAGTTAGAGTATTAGAATTTAGTTTTGATCCGCCAAAAGAAACAATTAAAAATAAAGCTGCTTATGAAAAATATGGTGATAAGTTTGAAGAAGTTTATAAGAGACATGGGTATTCTTTTAAAGTTCCATCTGATCTAAAAACTTTAGATCAAAGTTTAGAGATTGTTAAAAGACCAGTAGGTCAAGCTAAAATAGCAACAGCTGCTGAAATAGGTTCTCCTAGAATATTTTCTGAATTAATACCCGGTGCTTCTAAAGCTGTAGAAGGAACAGGAAAATTTTTAAAATCAATACCACAAGCACAAGGTATTAAAGCTTTATCTACTGCAGGAAGAATTGCTCTTCCTGAGTCATACTTTGCACCAGCTAGTATTGTATTAGACGTATACGCAGGACGTACACCAAAAGAAATGGCACTTAACGTGGCCACTCTTGGTTTTGGTGCACCAGCAGCAGATGCGTACAGAAAAGCACAAGTGCTTAAAGATTTAGGATTCTTAAGTGACTATAAAAAAGCTATGGCTAAAATAGACAGGCCTCAGCAAGCACTTGCTGAAGAAGTTGAAACATTAGGTATGGATACACCCGCAGAAGAATTTGCTGCACCAGAGTTTACAAAAGATGAAAGACTAGCGGCTTTAATTGGTCAAGTTCAAGACTTAAAACTTAACAAAAGATTAGGTGAAAAAGCAGCTGAATATCAAGAACTTCGTGAAAATCAATTAAAGAAAGGTTTGTTAGAAGTTACACCTGACGAAGAAGAGTTACCAGAAGACCTAGGAATTAAACCAGAGATACCTGTTGGGGAAGAAGAGGAAGAAGAGAACTTAGGATTTTTTGATAGAATTACAGGTAATATTCCAAGAGACTTTATGTCAAAAGGCGGTATCATGGCAACTAGACTTGGATTTGCATCAGGCACAGGACCTTTTCCTTTACGAATGATGTTTATGATTAAAGACAGAATGCAGAATCTTAAAAATTCAACGTTCAGTAATTATAACGATGTTTTTAGGATGGGCGAACAAAAAGGTGTAAAAAACATATTAGAGCCTTATATAAATATACCAAATAAAAACAAATTAACTACAGCGCTAGAAGATATAGCAGAGCTTAAAAAAATTATGCCAGAAGAATATCAATCAGTTTTAGATGATATTGCAAACGATACTAAACAATTTAATTTTAAAACAGCACACGATAGGACAGAAGCTTTAGCTGAAACAATACCTTCTGATATGGATTTTAAAAAATTATCTGAAGATTTATTCCCTATGCCTAACCCGGAAAACCCAAGTTTTATTTTAGTAGGGCCAGATAGTCCTGCGAGTGCAGGCAGGTATAGTACTACAACCACTATAGACAAATTTACAGGAAAAGGAAAAAGACAGGTTTATGATATGTTTGACGAAGAAACAGGTGAGTTTACACGTCCAGGTAAATTAGTAGAAGAAGAACCGCTAGAAGAGGAGTATAGCGAGTTTATAAGAGATATGGATAAACCAGATGAAACTAACTAAAACTATACCCCCTAAAAGAGGGCCACAGCCTCAGGGCTTGCTTATTAATTATAATACTGTTAAACCTATAAAATTGGAGAAAATAAATGGCAGACATAGACAAGTCTCTTCCAAACGTAGAGCAAGAGATAAAAGTACCATCACCTGAAGAAGTTGAAGTTGCTCAAGAACAAGAGCAACAGAAAATTAATGAAGAAGGTAACCCTGTCGAGGTTACAGAAAACGAAGACGGATCAGTTGATATAAACTACGATCCATCTATTGGATCTGTTGAAGGTGGACAAAACCATTACGATAATTTAGCAGAACATTTACCGGATGATATTCTTGGAAGACTTGGAACTTCTTTATATCAAAATTATCAAGACTATAAAAATTCTAGAAAAGACTGGGAAAGAGGTTACAGAGAAGGTTTAGATCTTTTAGGATTTAAATACGATAACAGAACAGAACCGTTTCAAGGTGCATCAGGTGCAAC